TCATTGCTGACAAAAGTTTCAAGAGGAATTGTTTTAATTATTTCCGGACTTGGTCCAATTTCTTCATTGATTTCACGCACTAAACCTTGCCAAGGAGTCTCGCCCTGAATGTTAGTACCACCTACTAATCCCCAAGTGCCTTCGTGTTTGCCGTGTGCTTTTTGTAGCAGTAAAAAACGTCGTGTAGATTTAGCATAAAATAATGCTCCACTACAAACTATCTGATCTTTTACAGTACTATTTTCCATTGTGCGGCAGTATATTCACCTTCGAAACTCTTAACCCATGAAACACTGTTCCATAAGTATTGTATTCCAGTGTATATATTCGTTTGCCACACTAAGGCATTGTGATCGTGAGTTGAATCAAACACCACGTGCCACTCTGAACCAGTCCACTCTATTATATCATTTGCCACAGCAACTAATGCGCCCCATTCGTGCGCAGGTTCTTCATTAATTGTTGCTCCAATATCTTCTACTAACAAATAACGTGTACCTACCGCTACAGTTACGTTAGGAGGATTAACTTCGTTATGGGGACGATGAGGATTAAATGTTTGCGGATTTATAATTGCGTCAAATGTACCAGGGCTACTAGGTCTATAACTAGTACTGGCATTATAATGCTCTGTATCAGAATCTAAATAACCATTACTGTCAATACCAGTATTTGTTGTTAAGGTATCATCGTTCCAATTAACAGTTAGCACAGTATAGTCTAATGGATTAAGAGCAATAGTACCTACTACATAACTACCATTTGGTTGTTGTAAGAATAATTGACTAGAACCTGCTACATATTTTCCAGGATACTGACTAAACACTTCTAACCAATTAATACCAGGACCCTGTCTAATACCAGCTTCTAAACTAGGTTCTGGTGGAATAACACTTTCGTGTGGTCCTAACAATAATGCTTGGCCTACTCCTTGTGGGTTATTATAAACTTGTATCTTATAACCGGTAACAGTTGTTGTGGTAGTGCTTAATATATCAGTTAATGTTGTAGTTGGATCTAAAGGATCTCGACCTAATCCAGCAATATATGTTCCGCTAGTAACACTACCGCCATACATATTGGCAATAATTTTAGTAACAACACCAAGATGTTTAACCTTAACTGGCGGACTAATCCAAGCAGGAGTACTTACAGTTAGTGTAGCAATATCAATAGGTGTATCATTTCCAACAGGAACTGTACGACTATCCCAGTTGATATCTTCTAAATTTAATACTGTTAAACTAGTCCAGTCAATATAGTTGTCTGTAGTTTGTAATTCTAAACTAGGATTAAACAATACTAAAATTTGTTCAAGTATTTGTAATTTTTGATCTGTACTGCTTGACCAAATATCTACTTTCATTTTTAATTGAAATGGTGTAGGCATTATACGTTCAACTGTATAATTTTTACCCTGTGTATTAAGATATTGTGTGCCGTCAGAATTAATGTCTCTTTCTCTAATATGAACTTTATCTACGAAAGTTTGATCAGCTAGTCGATCTCTATCTAATTTTAATTCTGTTACATATACACTAATGCGCGGCACACTATTAACCGCATTTTCGCTATTTTGTCTAATAATACTAGCGGCTTGTCTGTCAGCATCTCCGTACACAACTGGTATACGATGTAGTGTTCCGTCACCATATTTGACCACAAAGTTACTAAACACACGAATTGTTTGTGTGATATATCTTCTTATCTGTCCGTCATAAAACCATTGCATTATAAATCCGCCTTAGGTCTAAGAACCTGACTAAGGCTCTGTCTTTGTTCTTCTCTACTGTTGTACAATTTAATAGTCCATTGACCAGCAAATGGAATTGTTTGCTGTACTGGGTTATTATTTACATCTGGCACAGTTGGTAATTGTATTCTTATTTTGTTACTCATAACACCAGTTGGACTTGTGTAACTATAACTTACAAACAAATTTGGATAATCTGCTAACGCAAAAGATAATTTTTCTGTCGACAAACTAATTACCACATAAGGTGTAAGATGGAAATTGGCATAATCAATAGTAGTATTAACTACAGTAGCATCTTTTGCCAAGTTAACAAAATCACTAGCTAACTCATTATTATATGTATATTCTACATTATTAATGAATCCAGTCTTCTGTGTATTGCGTGTATCGTTGTTAGTCATGTTCATGCGTACAGCATCTTCAACAGCAATCCATCCGTTACTATCGGCATCAAATCTATAAAGTCTGTTAGGCAACATATCTACACGTAAGAAGAAATCGTTGTTAGCAGGCAAGCTAGGAAATTGAATTCCAAAACCAAACGCATAACCATTGACTGGATATCCATCGCCTACTAAGTAGCCTTGATAACCGGTACGTAATGGAACACCGTCTTGTGCGCTAGCTAACGATCCTCCGCTAGCATTCATTGTTCCCGAGTCTACAGTTTGTAATGTAGTAGTGCCGCCATTCTCTGCCGCAAGTGTGTAGAATTGTCTAGTTTCATATCCGCTCTTAGGTGCGTCAATTTCTGCTTGAGCAACAACAGCATCGTTAAGTTGTAGTTCTTTGTTGAATGTACTGAGTAAGTCTTTAAGAGTTGCTCCGCTAGCAACAGGATCACCGTTAATGTCTGTAGCTGGCGCATTTAAAATCTGAGCAAATTGTTGGCTATCTGTTACACGTTTTAATTTTAATCTATACAAATGAGGAAACCATGTTTGACTGAAACCCTCGCTAGCACGACCTACATCCTCAATAACATAATACCTTGGTAAACTCACATCCGCATCATTAAGCGCAAAGTCGTCTCGTAAATGCGGCAATTCTAAAACGTCACCACTAATAGGTTTACGACCAATATAGTTAATGAAATCATTAATATGTACAGTCATAAAAAGTGTGTCGTTATCAATAAACAGACCAAATTGACTTAGGTTAAAGTCAATATTTTGTACATTATAAATTCCACGAATTCTATAAATTTGACTATCGTAAGTTCTGTCGCGATTTTCTAAAAATAGCAAATCTTGTATGTTTGTAACCGCAGTTGAAGCATAGTTTGGCTGGTCCGCAGTGGCGTTAGCCGAGTCAGTATTAGCGCCTAAATACTTGTGTACGTAGACGTCTGTACCCCCAACTTGGAACATTTCTGAGGCTTGACGATCCACAAATTTGTAGTCGTTACCCTTTTCTGGTTTGTATAATGATAAACGTGGCATAATGATATTTATCGTTAGCTAAATATGTAAGAGGAACTAATTATGGCAGAAGATCTAGCACCATCCGAGCAAAGCAACCCTACAGAAGAACGAAATAAAGTATTTGACTACTGTAAGTTAATGCTGGGCGACGGCATGATCGACGTAGAACTTGATCCAGCACACTATGAGGAAGCGTTAAATCGTGCGTTAAATCGCTATCGTCAACGCAGTCCAAACAGCGTAGAAGAAAGCTATATGTTCTTAGAACTAATACAGGATCAAAATGAATACAGATTACCTGATGAAGTTATCGAAGTGCGCGAAGTATTCCGTAGAGCTATTGGCTCAAGAAGTGGAATTGGTGCGGGTGGTACTTTATTTGAGCCGTTTAATTTAGCCTATACAAATACCTATATGATGTCAGGAAGTATGATGGGTGGCTTGGCTACATACGATTTCTTTGCTGGATATCAAAAGTTAGTGGGACGTATGTTTGGTAGCTATATCGAATTCAAATGGAAACCAACTAGTCATATTTTAACTATTTTACAACGTCCATTTGCCCAGGGCGAACAGATTCTAATTAGAGCGTATAATTTCCGTCCTGATTGGGTATTGCTACAGGACGTATATGCCAAACAGTGGATCAAAGATTACACACTTGCCACTTGTAAGCAAATGCTAGGTCAAGCTCGTAGTAAGTTTGCCACTATTGCTGGTCCAGGATCGGGTGGAATGCAATTAAACGGCAAAGATTTAATTAGCGAAGCCAAAGAAGATCTAGAACGTTTAGAAAAAGAAATTCTGGACAACGTAGTAAACGGAAGCGCGGCTTACACATTCGTTATTGGTTAAGAAATTTCTTGACCTTGTAACAAAACTGTTATATACTAGAGCTAACTTAGGGGGCTCTATGATTATAGGCGTGTGCGGTTTTATTGGTTCTGGCAAAGATACTATTGCCGATTATCTTACAAATTTCCATGGTTTTAGACGAGAAAGTTTTGCCAACAGTTTAAAAGATGCTGTTAGTATGGTATTTGGCTGGGATAGGACCATGTTGGAAGGCCGCACAAAACAAGCCCGTGACTGGCGTGAACAAGTAGATCCTTGGTGGGCAGAACGTCTAAATATGCCACACTTAACACCACGTTGGGTCTTACAATACTGGGGCACAGAAGTTTGTCGCAACGGGTTCCACGATGATATGTGGATCGCTTCATTAGAAAATAAACTACGCAACTCAAAAGATGACATAGTTATTAGTGACTGCCGTTTTCCTAATGAAATTAAAAGTATCAAAGAAGCTGGCGGCATTGTTATCCGTGTAAAACGCGGTCCAGAACCAGATTGGTATCGAGATGCCGCAGATATGAATGCCGGTGACAAGTGTATGAATTGGATGCTGGCTAAAACTCGTATGGAAAAACTAGGGATTCATGCTAGCGAAACTGCTTGGGTCGGTACTAAATTTGATTATGTTCTAGATAACGATTCTAGCATAGATGATTTGTATGCCCAGGTAAAACAGCTTATAAATCCGGAACAAGATCTCCTTGCCGCCACTTAATATTCTCCTTGTGTAGTACTCGGGCACAGTTAGAACAAACAGTTTTTAAATTAGCAGGACGGCAGTTATTCAAGTCGCCATCTACGTGAAATGGCGCAAATACTTCTTTATGCGGACTTTTAAACCCGCATTTATCGCAAGAATTCTTTAAACGATATCCTGCTCGATACCATCGTGGAACTCCAGCATCTGCTCCGTGTTTTAAGCAGACATTACACATACTTCTATAAAACGTCTTACCGTTTTTCTTGTAATTTACTGCGGTTGGGCGTAAACCGCACGAACATAGTGGTCTCATATTTTATTTAATTAAACCAGGCCTTTTCCAGACCTTTTCTGGTGTGTATAACTAGTACATTTACTCAAAATGCTATAAATACATACAAGAACATGTACTCATGGAGATAATACAATGGCTCAATTAAGTTCACCAGGCGTAAGCGTAACAGTAGTCGACGAGAGTTTTTACACTCCTGCCGCACCAGGCACAGTGCCTCTAATCATTGTCGCTAGCCAACAAGACAAAATGAATTCATCTGGAACAGCGACTGCTCCAGGAACATTAAAAGCAAATGCTGGTAAAGTATACCTATTAACAAGTCAAATGGACTTGGGTAATACATTTGGTATTCCTTACTTTGAAACAGATGCTAGCAACAATCCAGTTAACGCTGGAGAATTAAACGAATATGGTCTACAAGCCGCATACAGTTTCTTAGGTGTAAGTAATCGTGCTTATGTTGTACGTGCTGACCTAAACACAAAACAATTAATCGGTACAGCTAATATACCAACTGGTGCTCCAGCAGATGGAACATTATGGTTTGACACAGCTGACACAGCATTTGGTGTGTTTGAATGGAATAGTGCTCCAGCAACAACTACTGGCGGACAAACATTCCAAGTTCAATCAGTTGCTGTAATTACTGATGTTAAACAATTAAGTGGCGGAATTGCTGGTAATCCTCCAGCTCCAAGTTTTGGGTCTGTTGGTAGCTATGCTATTACAGCAACAACAACATTGAATCAATTATGGTACAAAAAGCCATTAACTGACACAGCCGCAGGTACATGGGTTGAAGTTGGTACTCCGCAGTGGGCCGCAAGTCAGCCAACAGCCGCAGGTACTGTTCAAACTCCAACAATTACATCAACAGGTATTAGTGTTCCAGGTATCGTTAGTGACGGTACGGGCGCTGCAGCGGGTACTGTATTGACAGTTACTGGCTCAGTAACAGGCGGCAGTTTAGCAGTTGGTGACATTTTATCTGGTACAAACTTAGCACCAGAAACACGTATTACTGCTATTAACAATGCTAGCTTTACTGGTGCTATTAGTGGAACAACATTGAGCGTTAGTGCTGTAGCAAGCGGAACAATCCGTCCAGGTATGGCAATTACCGGTGGCGCAATTCCAGCAGGTACATACATTACAGCTAATTTAACTGGTGTTGGTACAAGCGGAGCAAGTACATGGACTGTTAGTGCTTCAGTAAGTCAGTCAAGCGTGGCTATTACTGGTCAAAGCTATACAGTAAGCATTACAAGCCAAGCTGCAGCTCAAGCAACATTCACAACTGGTGGTGATACATTAACAATTAATGGTACATTAATCACTGGTACAAACTTTGCCAACTTAGCAACAGCAATTAATAGCGCAAGTATTACAGGTGTTACAGCGGCAGAAATTAATGGATATTTAAATATCTATTCAACTGGAGCAAGTGTAACATTGGGTGGTACAATCCCAGCTAAAGTTGGTTTAACTAACGGAACATACTTAGGTCTAGCATTATCACAAGGACCACATACTAGCGTTCCATTATTCAAGATTACTGATAATCCAGGAAGTGTAGCTGGTAATCCATCAGGTTCTGTTTGGATTAAAACAACTAGTGTTAATCAAGGTTCTGACTGGATTGTTAAGAAATACAATGCATCAGTTGCTACATGGATTGAACAGCCAGTTAAATTGTTTGCTAACAACGCAAGCGCATTATACAGTTTAGATCCAGCAGGCGGCGGTATTAACCTAGCAGTTGGCACAGTATATGTAAAATATAATGACGACGAAGGTACTCCAGGTTTAGCAGATTGGAAAATTTATGGACGTACTGGTGTAGGTGCTACTAATATTAAGAGTTCACCAATTACATCTAGCACATTTACTACTGGTTCAAACGCATTCACAATCGCATACAGTTCAGTAGGTACTGGTAGCGTTTCAAATAGTGTAACAGTATCATTTACTGCGGCAGGTGCTACAAGCGATGCTACAACATTATTGGCAGCGTTCTCTGCGGCTGTAACTGACGCTAATATTACTGCTACATTAAACAGTGATAACAGTATTACAATTACACACCAAGCAGGTGGAGATATGTATTTTGTAGATAGTGCTACAGCATATCCAATAGCTAAATTGTTTACAGTTGGAACAACTGCTAACTTCTACCAAAGCGCAACAGGTACATCACACGCTTACACAGCTAGCTTGTGGTCAAGCATGAGCGGTACTAGCGCAATCGCTGTTCCACAAAGCACACCTCCAACAACAACTCCAGAAGATGGAACATTGTGGTTTAACAACGTTCTTGAAAATGTTGACATTATGGTTAACAATGGAACACAGTGGGTTGGTTATTTAAACTACACACAAAACGGTGTAGGCGGCACAACAACAGATCCGAATGGTCCTATTGTTAGTGCTACACAACCAACAACACAAAGCGATGGTACCCCATTAGCTAACGGCGATATTTGGGTAAGCACAATAGACTTTGATAACTATCCACACATTTACAAGTATGATTACTTGAACAAGAAGTGGGTGTTAGTTGACAACACAGACCACACAAGCGAAAATGGTATTATTTTCCATGACGCACGTTGGATGGACATGTCAGGTTTAACAGGTACAAACGTAGGTTTACCTGCTCCAGACAGTATCCAATCATTGTTGTCTAGCAACTTTGTTGACTTTGACGCACCAGATCCTGCTCTATATCCAAAAGGTATGTTGCTATGGAACTTACGTCGTTCAGGTAACAACGTATTGAAATATCACAAGAATTATATCGATGTAACACAACGTAGTGACCGTGTTGGCTTGCCAGCTGGATCACCGCAAACTCACTTCTATACAGATATGTGGGTAAGTAACGCGGCTAACAACGTACACGGTGTTGGCGCATTTGGACGCAAAGCACAACGTACAGTTGTTCTACAAGCTCTAAACGCATTGATCGAAGGTAATCAAGGAATCCGCCAACCAGACACAGTTATTTTCAACTTGTTAAGTTGCCCAGGATACTTAGAAACTCTAAGTCCATTAATTGGATTAAACACAGACAACGGACAAACAGCATTTATTGTTGCTGATACTCCAGCTCGTTTAACACCAGATGCTACAACATTAAGCAACTGGGGTAACAATACAGGATTAGCCGCAGTTGACGGTGAAGATGGTCTAATTGCTACTGATGCTTATTCAGCAGTTTATTACCCATGGGGCTATACAACTGACTTGTTAGGTAATGACATTGTTGTTCCTCCAAGCCATATCATGTTACGTACAATCGCACTAAGCGACAATGTTTCTTATCCATGGTTTGCTCCAGCTGGTGTACGTCGTGGTGGTGTAACAAATGCTAGCTCAGTTGGTTATGTAGATAGCGCAACTGGCGAGTTTGTAACAGTAGCATTGAACGTTGGACAACGTGACACATTAGCAGGTATCCATGTAAACCCAATTACATATCTTGCTGGTACAGGCTTAGTATGTTATGGACAGAAGACACGTCAATTGATTGCTAGTTCGTTGGATCGTATCAACGTAGCACGTTTAGTAATTTACTTACGTTATCAGTTGAATGCTTTAGCTAAACCATTTGTATTTGAACCAAATGATACAATTACACGTAACGAAATCAAACAACAAGTTGAAAAACTATTGTTGAACTTGACAGGTGAACGTGCGTTATATGACTATCTTGTTGTTTGTGATACAAGCAATAACACACCAGCAAGAATTGATGCCAATGAACTACACGTTGATATTGCGATTGAGCCAGTTAAGTCAGTCGAATTCATCTATATTCCATTGCGTCTAGAAAACACTGGCGCAATCAAAGGCCTTGGCGCATAATTAGGAGAAATTAAATGGCAATCGCTGCACTATCAAACTTTACAGTACCTTTAGCATCAGACCAGAGCGCAGGCTCTCAGGGTATGCTAATGCCAAAATTACAGTACAGATTCCGTCTGAACTTTGAAAATTTTGGTGTTAGCGGTTCTACAACTGAGATGACCAAGCAGGTCCAAGATGCTGTTAGACCAACAATCGAACTTGAAGATCAAGTGATTGATATCTATAACAGCCGTATCCACTACGCTGGTAAACCAAAGTGGGGACCAATAACAGTTAAACTACGTGATGATGTAAACGGTAACGTTACACAGCTAGTTGGCGAACAAATGCAAAGACAGTTCGATTTCTTCGAACAAAGTTCTGCGGCTGCAGCTGGCGATTACAAGTTTACACTACGTATCGAAATGTTAGACGGTGGTAACGGAACAGTTGCTCCTAAATCATTAGAAACATGGGAATGTTATGGTTGCTATGTTCAAAAAATTAACTACGGTGCTATTGCTTACAAAACCAATGAACCAGTTGTTATTGAATTATCAATCGTGTTTGACAATGCTGTACAAACAGCTGGCGGATCTTTAGGATCAGCAAACGCAGTTCAGACAGTACGCGGTACAAATTCACTAGGTGCTTAATACAACTAACCCACATACGTGGGTTTTTTGTTGACTAATCATTAACTGCCCAGTTAATTCTTTCGATAAATATTAGTATGGCATTCACATCTAATTCTAATGTAACTCTTGATAAAGCTAACTTGTTAAATGGTCAGCAGGTAAACTTGCGAGACCAACAACACGCATCTAAGATGTTTACTGTTGATCAGTTTAGACTGGCACCTAAACACAATTTCTTATTTCATGTAGCGTTTAATATCAATCAAAATGCTTTGACTAATCCAGCTCTTGTACAAAGATACGGACAAGAAATTAATATGTTAGTTAAGGGTGTAGACATTCCTGCTATAACTATACAAACAGAAGTATTAAATCAATACAACAGAAAAAAAGTTGTACAATATCAAACTAATGTTAGAGAAGTAAAAGTTAAATTCCATGACGACAATATGGGGTTGATTAATCACTTGTGGCAACAATATTATGGATACTACTACGCAGATCCAAGTGCCGCAAAAAACAATGCCTATACAAGAAATGCCACGAAGAAAAGTGATTACATTACTTCGCCATATGGTTTTGACGCAGGCAGTACTGATCCGTTTTTTAATTATATAACAATCTATCAAATGGCTAGACACGAGTTTGTCAGCTATAAATTAATCAATCCTATCATTACAAATTTTAGTCATACAGGTATGGCTTACAGTGACAGCAAAACTGGTGAGTGGGACATGACATTGATGTATGAAGCAATTGCCTATGATGTCGGCGCAGTATCTGCTGGTGCTCCAGAAGGGTTTGGACTTACACATTATGATACATCACCTAGTCCATTGAAAGGAACAAATCCTGATCCTACAGTTAACGATCCTAGTTTTGTAACAAGTTTAGATACGACAGGATTAAATGTTGGAATACTTAACAATGCTGTAGCTACAGTAAGTACATATCAAAATAGTCAGTCAGGCGGATCAGGTTCTACTCTTAGTAACATTGCCGGCGGACTGGCGATCGGTGCGGCAGCCATTGGTGTAGGATCGGCGGCACTTAATGCGCTTGGCGGTATTGGTGGCATTGTTAGTGGAGTTAAGAATGCTGTCGGCGGACTTACAGATGCGCTATTTCCAGGAACAGATAGTGCTTCAACAGGATCAGATACAGTAGCGGCTATTAGCAGTGGTATAGACCAGGCAGCGGCAGACGCATCGCAAGCGGTATCAGACTTACCTCAACCAGATCTTGGAGCGGCAGCTGACACAGCTAGTAACTTCTATGGTAGTAGTTATGATCCAAGCGCAGGATGGAGTGATTAATGTCTACTGGAAATTTACCTATTGTAACACCTACTGGTGTTAAAACTACTAAACAATTTTTTGACAACTATTTTGTAAACCCTGTTAGTTTTCCATCAGGAGAAATAGATGCCACAGTTGGCTTCTTTCAAAAAAGAGGCTTTGATAATAATAGTGCTAAAAGTACAGCAATCGTACTGTTAAACCAAGCACGTATAGAAAACGTCAGCGTGTTTCAATTGCTCGACACATTAAAGGCATTGACGGACGCACAGTTAAGTCAGGTAGTGGCACAGATATTAAATGCCTATAGAGAAAAAACTAGCCTGCTAGGTTACAGAGTTACTCCATCTACTAACGCTTACGAATCGCGCAACATATTGGTGTAATTTATGGCTAAATTTGCTCGCGGCAAGTATACTATGAAACATCCTGAAAAATATGTAGGCACAAAGGTTCCGACATATCGTAGCAGTTGGGAATGGAGCTTCATGAATTTTTGTGATAACAATCCTCACATTATGAAATGGGCCAGTGAAGCTATACAAATTCCTTACAAAGATCCATTAACTGGAAGACAAACTATATATGTGCCAGATTTCTTTATTCAGTACTTGGATAAGTCAGGTCGTATGTTAGTAGAACTAATTGAAATCAAACCAGCAAGTCAGACAATTTTAGAACGTGTGGGTAAGAACAAATACAATCAACAGCAGTTTGTTAAGAATCAAGCTAAATGGGCGGCTGCCAATATTTGGTGTAAACAACAGGGTATAAAGTTCCGTATTCTTAACGAAAATGATATATTCAGTCAAGTGTAAGCATAAGTAATGTTATGACTAAGAAACTCGAAGAAATACTTAATTTACCTGAAAGCAAAAAGATTGCTAAAGAGGAAGAAAAGCGAGCTAAGAAAGCCGAAGTTGCCGCACCGTTTATGCGTGACATGAGCGAGTATGACAAAATTTCTGCCGCACTTCCACAAGTCACTGGACTTGGAGAAATGGGCGATTCTGAGCTAGATGATTTAGCAAGACGTGCCACCGAAGCTTATGAAGATATCATGGACTTAGGCATGAATGTAGAGGCACGCTACAGCGGAAGATTATTTGAAGTAGCGGCTAGTATGCTAGGTAATGCTATTACAGCTAAAACTGCCAAGTTAGATAAAAAACTAAAAATGATTGATCTGCAGCTGAAAAAACAGAAATTAGACCAAGATGCCAACAGCGCCGACGAGGGTGTTACACTACAAGGCGACGGAGTTATTATTACGGATCGTAATAGCTTGTTGGAAAAATTAAAGAATTTGAAATAAATACAGTACTGGGATCAAACTATGAAATCATTTAAAGAATACTTAACGGAAAGCAAGAAGACTTACGAATTTAAAGTAAAAGTCGGCGGTGCTTGCCCTAAAAATTGCGCAGAGCAAATCAAAGCGGCATTGGCGCAATTCAACGTCGAATCTTGTAGTGCTGGCAAAGGCGTGCCAATTCAAGAGCACCACGCAGAATTTCCTGAACACAAAAATATTGAAATGACTATTTTTGAAGTTACTACAAGTTATCCAGCAACTAGCGTACAAATACGTAGCAAAGTGGCAGAAGCATTAAATATTGCCAATAGTTTAGTTAAAGTTAAAACTCCAGCAGAAGAAAAAGAACACGCAATTAATCACGCACACGATCAAGCTAGTGGTGAATCATTGTTAGAAAAACCATATGAAGAAAGTAATCATCAAAATTTAGTTGGTGAAAAACACATGATGAGTTTTCTCAAAGAATTAAACAAAGAAGATAAAAAAACAGGAAAAGCTGTTGAAGGCGCAAATGAAAAAATGTTTCCTAAGACATCTAAAGGAGCAAAATAATGAACTTCACAGACTTATATAAAAAAATCCGTTCTATAGATGAGAATTTGGTACCAGTACCTAATCCAGCTGGAGCGGGAAGTGTAGATGCAGCCAAGGCAATGGGCGCTAAGTATCCACAGCCTGCGCAAACTTCATCTCCCCCAGTCGCTCCAACAGCAACAGATGCTCCAGCATCGGAAGAAGAATCTATGATGCCGATAGCTATCGGCGGTCCAGCACAAGATGACAGTCATGTAACAATGAACATTAGCATGAACGGTACTGGCGCAGATGGTGTTCGTGATCTAATGAACATTCTTAAAGATATTGAACACGGTGTAAGCACCGACGGTGGACATGACCATGAACCAGAAGAACCATTAATGGGTGATATGGTACGTGCTATGAGCCAAGAAGAAAACGTAGGCGAAGAATACGAAAATAGTGTTCATGGACACGATGGTGCTACAGAATTCGGTGTGGATGCTGTTACATTTACAGGTGATGATTTAGCTAGTAAAGGTAAAGGCGCATTGAAACATAATGGCGGTGAAAACCCAATGCACGAGTCATTAGTAAATCGTCTATCACAAATGTATGCCGCTATTAAAGAAGAGCGTACAGAAGAAAAAGACGAACACGGTAATGTTACAA